TGTGTCATCTACACACATAATAAATTTAGTAGCTAATAGATATAACCCAAGTTTAAAACTTTTAAAAAAAATAAGAGAAGTTTATAACATACCTTTAGGAGAAGAATAATGGAATTTTTATTAATATATACTTTAATTTATACAATCATAGGTTTACAAAATTCAGGAGTATTATAATGGGTAAGTATCAAATTAATTACAGAATGGAATTTAAATCACGACCCACGAAAACTGATGTAGAAAACAAATTGTTTGACTTATTGAGAGATGGATTTACACTGAAAACGGTAGCTGAGTTAGATTATGACAAAGAAGTTCTAAAAAAAAAGGGTAAAAATGAAATCAAATATATGGGACAAAGGTAGTGCACATTATAAAAAATTTGCAATACAACCATCGAAGTTTATTAATAAAAATAAATTACAATTTGCTGAAGGTAATGTCATAAAATATATTTGTAGACATCCTGAGAAAGGTAAGAAAGAAGATATCTTAAAAGCTATTCATTATTGTGAGATGATACTGGAAAGAGATTACTCATAATGCAATTAGTATTTCCATTACAAAAGAAAACAATGTGGTCTCCACCAATAGAGTATAAAGACTTATCTAGTGCTACAGAAATAGCTATTGATTTAGAAACAAGAGACGATGGAATTAACAACGGTCTTGGAGCTGGTTGGGCTATGGGTAAAGGTGAGATAATTGGTATAGCAATAGCTACAGAATCTTTTAGTGCTTACTATCCATTTGGTCATTTAGGTGGTGGTAATTTAATTAAAGAACAGGTGTTAAAATACATGCATGATATTTGTGCCTTGCCTTGTCGTAAAATATTTCACAATGCTCAGTATGATGTAGGTTGGTTACAAGCTTATGGAATAAAAATAAACGGTGAGATTGTAGATACAATGATCGCTGGTGCCTTGTTAGATGAGAATAGATATAGTTACTCCCTCAACGCATTAGCAAAAGAGTATCTTGGTGAGATAAAAGCTGAGACAGATTTAAGAGAGAGTGCTTCCTTATACGGTGTAGATCCAAAGTCAGAGATGTGGAAACTACCCTCGGAGAGTGTGGGATTTTATGCTCAAGAAGATGCACGTCTCACGTATGACTTATGGAAAAGATTTAAACATGAGATAAGTAAACAGAACCTTGGAACTATCTGGCAGTTAGAAAGAGACTTACTACCACACTTAATAGAGATGAGAAGAAGAGGTATTAGAGTAGATGTAGAAGGTGCTGAGAAATTAAAAGAAACTTTTAAAACAAAAGAAAAAGAAGCGTTACAATCTATCCATAAAATGGTGGGTAAAGATGTTGATATATGGGCAGCTAGAAGTATAGCAACTGCATACGATAAACTAGGTGTAGACTATCCACGCACTGCTAAAACTAATGAACCTAGTTTTACACAAGCTTGGTTAAACGAAAACAAAAGCGACATATCAAAGCTTATTGTTAACGCTAGAGAATTAAATAAATTTCATAATACTTTTATTAATAGTATTTTAAAGTATACACACAAAGGTAGAATACATGGTGAGATAAACCAACTACGAAGTGATAACGGTGGTACGGTTAGTGGTAGATTATCTATGAACAATCCTAACTTACAACAATTACCAGCTCGTAATAAAGAATACGGTGCTTTGATACGAGGATTGTTTTTACCAGAAGAAGGTGAGAAGTGGGTTGCTTTAGATTACTCGCAACAGGAACCACGCATCGCTGTCCACTATGGTAAAGCAATTGGTTATGACGGAGCTGAAGAAATAGTTCAAGCTTATAAAGATAGTGAAGCAGACTTTCATCAAACAGTAGCAGACATTTGTGGCATCGATAGAAAAAGTGCAAAAGCAATTAGTTTAGGTTTGATGTATGGTATGGGTAAAAATAAGTTAGCTAATATGTTAGGATTAACTTTTGATGAAGCGTCTTTACTTGTTAATAAATATAATCGAAAGGTACCATTCTTAAAACAACTTGCAGATAAATGTTCAGAGAAGGCAAATAATGAAGGAGTGATTCGCACTAAGCTTGGAAGAAAGTGTCGCTTTGATATGTGGGAACCAAAAGATTGGGGTGTACATACACCAGAAAGATTTGAAAATGCCTCAGCAAAGTATGGTCAAAAAAATATTAAAAGAGCTTTTACATACAAGGCACTAAATAGATTAATACAAGGTAGTAGTGCTGATCAAGTTAAACAAGCAATATTAAATTGTGCTAAAATAGGTCACATACCGTTACTACAAGTGCATGATGAATTGTGTTTTAGTATTAAGGATAAAAAGGATATAGAGCTTATAAAGAGTGAGATGGAGGGCTGTGTGGAGTTTCTAGTTCCAATGAAAGTAGACGTTGCGATAGGTGATAATTTCGGAGAAACTATCTAATCGTTTATCTGATTATGGTGTCTTGTCTTCATAGTTTCTTGATCGTGGACTATAATCTTTTTTCTAATGTTTGACAAAGCTTTATCGAGATATACCATCTGATTTGTGTACACTCCATTGTGCTTATACATTTTAGTCCAAAGGTGCTCAAGAGCTATTTTTTCTTCTAACAAATTATCCATTTTGTTCCCTTGTTTTATTTAATATTACATTACGATAGTGATGTGTCAATCCATCTTGACTTTTCTTATCCTATCACTAAACTAATTATACAATTTAGCAAAGGAGAAAATGATGTGTAGTTTATCAGATGTAAACGAATCAGTTATANGTAAAATGAAAGAAGATGGTAATTTATTATGTATTTATACTGAATATAAAAAATATCATAGATTACTAAGTGACGCAGAGTGGGAAGGTCNTATTGACGACATTTCTTTTATNCAACATCAACTAGACCACTATAAAAAATTAATTGATGATGGACAAACATACGAACCAAAATTTTAAAAGGAGAATATTATGGATACTACTAAATGGAGAACTGTCGCTATTAGCATTGGTGATTATAAAATATTAAAAGGCTTATGTAACAAAACACATAGGGCACCAGCTAAGATGATTGCTAAATTAATAGAGTCACATTTAATTTACATATCAAAGAAGGAACAGGTAAAATTAGATAAACTTAAAAGTAATTTATCAGAAGGTATTGAATGACTGATAGTCAGTTAAGTTTTTTTTCAGCCAGTCATAACAATCATCAAGAAGAGTATACCGATTTACCAGAGTATAATAATATTGATGAGGCAGATGCAAAGATTACTTTAACTTTTAAATTTAGAACCGAAGAAGATTATTTAGATTTTAAAGAACAAGTTAAAAGTAAAATTTATAATGGTGATAAATTTATAGATGGCAACCAAGGTATTACAGAAAAACAATCTTGGTATCCGTTAAATAAAAAAGAAAGTCATCATATCGTTGTTGACGAAAAAAAATTAAATCCTCGATATCCAGTGTACATTGTTTCAAAGGGTCGATATAAGCGTAATCCAACTATTATAACTTTGCAAAGAATGAATGTACCTTTTTATGTGGTAGTAGAAAACCAAGAGTATGAACAGTATGCAAAAATTGTAAATAAAGATCAGTTATTAATATTACCACAATCATATAAAGATAATTACGATACATTCTGGAAGGATGACGATCCACGAACAGGGCCTGGCAGTGCAAGAAACTTTGCATGGGAACATTCGATGCAAAATGGTTTTGATTGGCATTGGGTTTTAGACGATAATATTGAATCTTTTAATTACTTTAACAATAACATGAGAGCTTATTGTACTACTGGAGCTTGTTTTTATATTTGCGAAGAGTTTGTACTACGATATGAGAACATTGCTGTTAGTGGAATGAATTACGCTAACTTTTGCCATAGACACGAAGCACGACCACCGTTACTAATTAACACAAGAATTTACAGTTGTTTATTAATTAGAAATGATATTCCTTATCGATGGAGAGGTCGATATAATGAAGACACCGATCTTTCAATTCGTGTGATGAAAGACGGTTGGTGCACTGTTCAGTTTAGTAATTTCTTGCAAGGTAAAATGTCCACGCAAAAAATGAAAGGTGGTAATACTGATGAATTTTATGATCCAGAAGGCACTAAAAAGAAAAGTCAAATGTTAGTAGATATGCATCCAGACATTACTGTGCTGACACATAAATTTAATCGATGGCATCATCACGTTAATTATAAAGTGTTTAAAAAAAATAAATTAAAACGTAAAAAGTCTTTTGTATCAAAACAGAAAATAAATAACTATGGTATATATATAAAAGACATAAAAAAACATTATACTAATTTATACAAAGGAGAAAAAAATGGGTGAATTTGATGACGCATGGAAAGCTAGTGTCCGTAAGGTACTAGACAAAAAGAAAAAAAAGCAGAAGTATATAGTATGTAGGAATTGCAAAGGAAACGGTTATATTGTTGCTGAGAGACTTTCAAAGAAACACTTACGCACAGAAACTTGTAAAGACTGTGGTGGAAGTGGGCATTTAGGTTCTATAGATGTCGAAGAAAAAAATATGGAACAAAGGTCTCAAGTATAAATTATCCGATTCAATAAAATCTAAGGAGTTTTCTAACGATAAAGTTTTCGTAGAAAACTCTTCCTATCCTAGACATAGACTTAAAGAACGAATCATAAAACAAGAATTACTACCGTATGGTTGTGACCTTTGTGGATTAAAAGCATGGGGTGGCAAAAAAATTATGCTTGTTTTAGATCACATCAATGGTATATCTAACGATAATAGATTAGAAAATTTGCGATTGGTATGTTCTAACTGTGATGCGTTATTACCTACTTATAAAAGTAAAAATCGTAAAAAATAATCTCACTAGCATAAAATAAAAAAACAATTTATGCTTATAGAATGAGTAGGAGAAAGAAACATATGTCCTTTTACGATCTTTTAAGTGAGTTGGTTGATGGGGATTTGTCTAGGGATATCGATCCACGCAACATGGCACCTGATGATCGGCACACGTTTATTGATACTGTTTATGCAGATTACTTGTATTTCAAAAAAAATAAAAGCGTACACGCAGAACGCTATAAAGTCTTACTTGTTGATTTAATAAAGAATTATGGTCACTGATGTATCTACCCTCGACAGAAGTTCTTAAAATATTAGGGTATTCCAATTCCAAAGAAATAGTATTCACGCCTCGTAAACCAGAAGAAAAACTTTTTGTGTATGTTTTAATTAACGCTATTGAGGATGTCATGATCCATCAATCAGATAGAAAGGCTTCTTTGATCAAGTGTGAAGCTCATAATTGGTTGATTGGAATGAGTGAAGACTTTTGTACCATTTGTGAGTGGGCTTTGTTAGATCCAGAGTGTGTCAGAGATAGTTACATTAAGTCCTTGAAGAAAGATAAAATTAAATTTACTCACAGGCAAGTGTTATGGCAACATTATAATAGAACCCACAAAAAAATGAAGAAGTTAAATGATAAGGAAAAACGTAGGCAAAAAGGTACGTTACGAAATTTACGACTAAGGGTGTTAAGTAGTTCCACTGACTATGTTTCTACATCTTTCTTGTCTGTTA